TTATGTAGAAAACTGGTCTGAAGGTTGTCAAGTTTTTAAAAAATCAGCTGACTTTGAGTCGTTTATGACTATTTGTAGAAAAGCTGCCGCAATTCACGGTAAGTCCTTTACTTATACATTGATCGAATCTTCAGATATAAAATAATGAAATCGGCGACATTGGCACTAAGCATTTCAGCAACATCACTAGCATCTTTTGTGTTAGCTTATTTCTACCACTTAACGATGGGTAATGCAGAGCAATATACCGCTCTGATTGCTGTTGTATTTGTCGATGGCTTTTTTGGAATAATTGCAGGTACAAAACAGTATGGATTTCAGACCTGTAAAGCATTAAAAGTATTACAAACCGCTGTAGTGTGGGTTATCCTTCTAACAACCATTCTGGTTATTGAGAAAGGCTTCCCTGCTGCAAATTGGTTAAGTGAAACTATATTAATACCGTTTATAGTGTTTCAATTAATAAGTGCGCTAAAAAACGCATCAATGGCTGGTTTTATCAAGGCTGGATTGTTAAATGATATTCTTGATAAGATAGACAAACATAAAGGAGAGCGTATCTAGTTCGTGTTATAAGGTTGTAGAGAGTTGTGAGTTGGTAAACTAAACTTTTTAACACAAAATGAAAAACCTATTTGTATCTTTTTTAATAGTCTTATGTGCCGTATTTGGCGCAAATGCCCAAGCTCCAGCTGCACCTGGTAATGGTATTTATGGACTCATCCATCCAACTTACACGGTTGGAACAACTGCTCAAGGCACTACTACTGCCAATCTTACACTACAAAACACCACATTAACTAAGTATACTGCTACTCAGTTTCGTGTGTTTTACGATAAGATTGCATTTACTAACGCTACTGTAGCGTTGATTGGTTCAACTACAAACCTTGATTTGCAGTATGTAACTAACACAGCAAACGGATACATCACAATTACTCTAGTGTATACTGGATCTACTCCAACATACACACTAGCGAATGGTGAGAGATTTGCAATCACATTTACTCACGCAGCGGCCGCTACATTTAACAACTTAGCATCGATCTCTAACTTAACTTGGACTGGTCCTCAAACATTCCAACAATATGCAGCAACTGGTGCTGGAATGGATACGACTTTAACCTTATACAACTATGGTGGTGTATTCCAAGTACCAACTTTTACATTTGCAGGAACCTTTACTAACGTAACTGGTACTGGTGCTAAAAACCTACCATTTGCATTAGAAAGACGTCCGGCTGGAGGTAACACTTGGACTCAACATTCCAACTACTTAACAGATAACTCCGGTAACTTTACTTTCACAGTCAACTTAGATACAACCTATTGGGATGTGCGTTTAGCTATCAAAGGAGATACAATGGCTACTGGCAACATTATCTCATCAACAGATGCTCAATTAATCAATCAGTGGGTACTTGGTAATGGTACTATGACTGGATTTGACTACTATACAGCAGATGTTAACAACTCAGGAAACATCACAATCACAGATGCTTATGGAGTATTTGGTCGTGTAGCAGGCAACTTCAACCAATGGCCAAATAACGTGGAAGACGTTAAGTTCTTTACTGCTGCTGAGTATGCTCAGATCAATGGTAATGCTAACAACATGACATCTACTATACCAGGTGTAACCAACTTCAATTACGAAATCATTGCAGGTCAACCATCGACAGTAACCTTCTACGTAGTCGCTCCTGGTGATGCAAACGGAACTGGATATCATATGGCTCGTATGACTCCAATCGAGTTGTTAATCAATCCAACTCCTGGTGTTGAATCTCAAATCTACCACGTAATTGATCATACAGTAGAGTATGACTTCACTACAACTCAAATTGAAGTGAATGTTCCTAGATTATCAGTAGATGCTGGTAACTTGGTTAACATTCCGGTTAAAGTATTCACTAATGGAGTAGAGTTAAATGCACTTCAGTTTGGAGTGCAGTATGACCCGGCTGTGCTTGAATTTAAGAGCGTTTATTCAACTTCTAATGCTATGAAGTGGCTCACCTTCGTGGATCCTTCCGCTAATGAAGTGGCATGGGGAGGATTTGATCCATCTAACAACGAGAACACTATTGGTGATGGCGATGAAGTAATTACATTGCAATTTTTAGCTCTACAACCTCAGTCAGCTTGGGAGGAAAGTCCACTATGGACAACTCGCAAGTATGCGGGTAACGCTGCTCATAAAGATTTAGAAATCACTCCAACTAATGGAATCTTACAAGTAATCAAGTCTACTGTAGGTGAGGTAATCGACGCCAACTCAATTGAAATTTATCCTAATCCAGTATTAGATGAGGTGGCAATTACTTTTAACGTAAACACTACATCTTTGGATGCACAGCTAGCTATTTACGATCTTCAAGGACGCAAAATAGTTACTATCGTTAGCGGACAATTGCCAGAAGGTCAATATACTTATGTAAAAGATTTAGGTAGCTTAGCACAGGGAATGTATGTAATTAACTTGTCGCTAGACACACAAAACCCAATTAACGAAAAACTAATAAAACAATAAGCTATGTCAGAAGAAACAAACGACGGAACTTGGTCAGGTCTTAAAAAGACGATCGTAGGAACTTTAACTACAGTGATTGCTGGTGGTGGGGTTTGGTTAAGTACTACGCTGTTTGGAGGTCACGAAGAACCAAAAGAAGAGACGAAAACGGAACAAAGTGGTGGACAATCTGCTGCTCCTGTGATTGTTAATGTTCAGCAGAATCAGGAGAATAAGCAAAAGGTAGATAATGGTGGTGGTACAGTAATTCGTGAGCGAGTGATTGAAAAGCCAGCTGCACAAACACCAACGGCACCGGTTAAAAAAGAAGAAGAATCGTGGTAAGATTTTTACCCATATTATTATTAGTGTTAGGGCTGTCTTCTTGCAAGACAGCTCAAGCACAGGGTGGTATTGGTTCTGTGAAGACAGAGCAGTATCAAGCCGATTTTGAAAAAAAGCAGAGCATTGAAGCAGTTGCTGACTATGATGGTAGTGTTCAGATTCCAATCCAGATTTTGAAGATTGGAATTAACGAAGAGTTGTATGAAATGTATCCTGAGTTAAAAGACAAGCGTGTCGGTTTAGGTGTTACAAACATTGTTTTGGAGTATCTAGAATATACTAATCGTTTTATCTTTACTGAGGAGAAAGAGGAGATTAAGCAGCGAATGATTGCTCAAGATAAAGCATCAGATAAGGGTGTCTCTCAAAATAAAATAGAAGTCAAGGGTAATGTAATCTTGGCTAAATACTTTGTGTATATAGATGTTTATGATTTTTCAGTTAGTGAGGATGAGATCATTCAAATAGACGGAAAACAAACAATCACGCAGACAACTCGCTTAGGACTTCAAGTTAAATTTGTAGATGCTGAAACTGGACAGATAATAATGGGTTCAGGTTTAGGAGAAGCAAATACAGTTAAAATGACATCTATATTAGGTGATGTCACAGACGAGGTTAAATTCAATCAATCTACCATTGGTGTCAGTACAAAAAAGGCTCTTGAGACTGCTTCAAGCCGAATTGTAACTAGAATGATAACCAAAGGTATATTTACGCATTGAGACTCTTAATAACAATCCTTACCTTTCTTGTCGTATTCATAGGTCGCTCACAGACGTATAATTACACCTATACAGATCCGTGTGACGGAACTTTGCAAACAGTTGTTGTTCCTATTAACGGAGAGGTTACTGTCGGCTACTATGGCTTTGTAGAAACTTTTAGTTATAATGATTTTACTAGTGGTGTATTTGAGAGTTGGGCAAGTGGAGTATTTGATCAATTTGGTGGTAACTCTCCTTGTTCTCAAATTGTTGGTGTCGGAACGGTTGTTAATGTGTCACAAGGCACAGCCTTTAATGTAATAGGTATTTTAAACTCACTTGGTGCAATAAGTGATATAGCGGGTGTTGCTAGTGGTGCAACAAATATGCTAGGAGGTTCGGTGTCGTCGGTGTCGAACTCTTCTAGTGGAGAGTCCTCAGAGCAAGAGGAAAATAATAATCAAAATCAAACAAATGGGACAAGTAACTCTAATGAAGGAAGTGCAACCACTTCTGGATCAAATGAAACAAGTTCAAGCGGTGGAGGAGTTGGAACCTCTACTCAAACTAATGGAAATGAAACTTCAACATCAGCAGGAGGAACTACAACTGAAGGTGGATCAAATGAAAGCGGAAATCCACAGACTAGCGAGTCTGTAACTAATACAAACGAAAATGGAACAAATACTAGCAGTAGCGATCCTGGGACTAGTGGTAGTACTGGGAGTGGTGGGAATAGTGGTGGAACATCTGGTGGATCGCAAACCAATGAAGAGGGACCAACAACCACAGAAAGCCAAACAGAGGAAAAAGGTAAAACGAATGTAACTGGAGGAGCAACCACTACAACTAAGAATGCTCCTAGCAAGTCTGAAGGTGGTAAACCAACAGTAGTTGCATCTAGTGACTTTGTGGGGTTCAATTTTAAGAACTCAGAAGTTAAGACTGGATTAAAAGCAACTGGTGGATACACTGCTCTACGTTGGGATGGTCAACGTAGTTGGGGTGCTTTAGCTGATTATACTTCGGCTCTCAAAGGACCTAATGTCACTGGCTTTTATGCTTGGATACGTCCAAAGTCCGTTGCACTGTTATCAACTACTGTAACAGTTGGCTTTGTGGGGAATAAGTCTTTGTATGGTACGTTGGCTGGAGGTCAGATGTTTTCTTTTGCTAAAGTACCAAAACTAAAAGCAGTATACATGGCGACTGCATCGTATGGTGTAATTCAGCGAGAGCAGTTTTTAGGTACAGCTCTTATTGGTGGAGTAATGTATGATTGGAAGGTTGGAAAAAGGATTGATATAAAGTTGATGGATCTTCTAGTGTACGTACCTTATGTGTCTTATTATAATGATCTAGTGTTACAATCACCATGGGTTATGCTTCCTAGTATAGGAACAAACATAGGTATTACAAAGAGGTTTAAGTTTAACATAAATGCAGGAGGTGCTTGGGATCTAAAAACAAGTGCGCTAAATTATACAATAACATGCGGTACAAGAATGTTAGTAGGGCAATAAGGGTACTTTGTATTCTATTACTGAGCTTGCATGTTAATGCTCAAACCTTTACGTATTCGGGATACATACGAAACGCAGACGGTACTGGTGCAGTTAATGTTCCTGTAAAGTTATACAAAAGAACAACACCGGTAATGACCGGGTTCACATCTCAAAATAATTACAACGGTCACTCATACTATAGATCCACTGGAACGGCTATATGGACAACAGCTAGACAAAACTGTGCTAATATGGGAGGGCATTTAGTTACAGTTACAACAGCTGCAGAAAACTCCTTTATATATAGTTTGTGGCCTTCCGGTTGGATTGGATTAACAGATGAGGTTACTGAGAATGTTTGGCAATGGGTGACTGGAGAAGCGTATTCGTATACTTCTTGGAATGGTGGCGAACCTAATAATGCAGGTAATGAAGATTACGTACAATTTGTAGGTGCTGGTAAGTGGAATGATTTACCCAATAACCAAGCATTACCTTATGTATTAGAGTTTGAATATATTGTAACCTACACAGAGTGGGTGTTGTTTCAAACAGTGTATACTAACTCCCTAGGATACTACTCTTTTTCTCAACCAACTAATCCGGCAGTTGAGTGGTACATTCAGTTAGATGCTCCTACCCCAACTACTACTCTCCAAATAGCAGATGTGCGTGGAGTAGTTGATGTTATTGTTGGAACAACTGCCTTGAAGAGTTTACACTATAATCAGTACGATGTTAATAATGATAATAGATTAACAGTGTCGGATGCGATATTTATTAACAACAGACGAGTTGGGATAGCTACTCAGTGGAATGGATTAGCTGCTAGTAAATTGTTTACTGCAGCACAATACACTACGTTAACTAACAACACTACAAACTTAAAAGCGTCATATCCTGGCGTATCCTCAGTTACAATTAATAGTCCGGTAAGCGGAACAACGAACGCAAATTATTATTTAATAGCTCCAGGTTATAAGGGGCAAGTGTCTTACTAGTATGAAACAGTTAGTTCTCTTTTTAGTTTTTCTCCCACTCCTTTTATTTGCACAACCAGATATAAAAGTCGACAAGGGTTATTACAAAGTAAACTTCTCTCAGAAGTATAAACAACCACTCACAGTTGATTACGGAATCCGAACTAGAACATGCAATGCAACACGTTCTGGAATGGAGTTTTTTATGGAGAAGGGGATTATAACTAGTAGCAATGCTGACTATGTGAATAATGAGTGGGATAAAGGACACATGGCTCCTGCTGCTGATTTCTGTTATAGTCGCGATGCTATGTTAGCTACTTTTTCTTATACAAACTGTGCACTGCAGCATTATAAATTAAACCGAGGTGTCTGGAAGGAGTTGGAAGCGCAAGAGCGTGTATGGGCTCAAAAGGATTCAATTATTATACATATTGATGTTATATTTGACGCAAAGCCAAATAAAACTCCTGGTGGTGCTGCTATTCCAAAATCGTTTAAGAAAACGATTACATTCTATTCTACTGGTAAACGTATTGTGTATGAGTTTCCCAATGAACCTCCTACTAAACCTCTTGACAAATATATTATAGAAGGCAAACCATGAGATACTTAATCTTACTAATGCTACCAATTGTACTATCATTTGCACCTCAAGCTTTCGCACAAGAGTGTGTTAGTGTCGACTCAGTGTACTCTACTGCTAAACTAAGAGAGCTTGGTAATCGTGATATTCGATTTGGAGTTAAGCAAATGTTGGAAGATGAGTTGTCTGAAAAATACTGCTTAATGGATGGTAGTGAGAGTGTTAAATTAGAGGTGTTTTATTTTGGAATACCTAAACACACTCTCCGTATAGTTGGTGTAGAAAAGACAAATCAAATTACACAAGTAGGTGTTCGTTTGTATTATAAAGGTAAGTGTTATGAAGGTATTGGAGAATCCGATACGGAGGTGCGTGCTGTAATGATAGAGTTGGTAGATAATAAAGTTCCGTTTTCAAAAATGACAGTTTCGTCCGCACTTAAAAAAGCAATACATGAAGCTGTTACTAACATGCCTTAGTCTCGTTTGGTTTTTGTCTTTTCATGCTCAAATTAAAGTAGACGATTCTGGCGATGGATGGAAGGGTCTGGTTGAGCAATCATTGGACCTTATCAAGACATACGATAGTGCTTCCTATCAGCGAGTATTACAAACCTGCAATCATATTGGCTTTTCCACTAGCAACTTCTCTACAATAGAAGGACAATCCACCATACTTATAGGGCGATTTGACATAAATTCCCGCAATATACACGACATTGCAGCAGCAATCGTGCACGAATCACATCACCTATTAATACAGCAAAAGGGCATAAAACTACCCGAAGCAGACGAAGAAATTGCGTGTTATTTTGCAGAATTATATTTTTTAATGCAGATTCCCGGTGTGGAAGACTGGTTACTAAAGCATGTTACAGATCAAATTAATACTTATAATCAAATAAAAGACTATGAAAAAACTGATTAATTGGGTCGCAGGACTCTTCAGAGATGAGAGAGGTAATCCTTCATCTAAAAGATTTATCGGCATCATTGCTGGTTTATCTTTATGTATCACAATGTATGTTAACAGCTACTCTCACGGCGACATTAAGCCGTCAGATACTCTCGTTAACTCAGTTGCAATGTTAGCTTTTGGTTGTTTGGGACTTGCTTCTGTAGATAAAATCTGGGGTAAGAAAGACTCAAATAACGAAGATGGCAGTACGAATTAATAGAGACACCTTTTTAGGCACACATACCTGGAACGAGCCAATCGCTCCAGGTATCACTGCCGTTACAACTCCTTTAAAGGATCCATCGATTCTATTAGATCCTGCTTATGGATGTCATGTAGATCACGAAGGCTTTGACCTCAACCAACTTGAGCAGGAGTATTATAAAGCTCACGGTGTGTTATTAACACACGATCCAACTCTATACAAAGACGGTGCAGGAGCTGCCGGAACACATGCTATAATACAGCCGTGGTGTGAACAGCAAGAGCGTAGTGATTTTGATCTAGTAGTTGATCATAGTCACTTTGTATATCGATATCCAATTAAGGGTGAAGCGGCTATGCAGATATCTGAGTATGCTGAGAGGCGTCCTGAGTTATTAAGATTATTAGCACCTGAGTTTAAGTGTGGACTCGATTTGTGTCTTGATATATTTTATAGAGGTTCTGTACAAACAATTGTACATATCGAATGGGATTACGATAACTTTGAAGAGATGGACTTTACATCGAAAGTGATTCGTGGAATGTGTATGCAGATGGAGTGGGCTAAAATGGTTCCAGCAATTCTAAGTTATAATAGCTTAGCAAAATCTAGAAAAGTAGATGCCTTTACTCAAGCAAATACACGGTCGCAGTTGCTTTTTGGGAAAAATAGTTATATGTTAGTAGCTACGCTATAACTTATATGCGATCTATTTATAGTAAAAAGATATCATGGCGGTAATAAATAAAACAGGAATTACAAACGGCGCAACAATTGAAGCTGCGCATGTTACTAGATCAATTGACGCATTAAGTGGTGGGAGTACTGACACCATTATTGCCACTGGATCATTTACTGGATCGCTTGTAGGCTCTTTAACTGGAACTGGATCATATGCTAACCAAGCTTTAAGTTCCTCGTACACTCTAACCGCATCTTATGCATCTTATGCAACTAATGCAGCTAGCGCAACCTCTGCTACTAACGCAACAAATACAGCTGTTACTGATACAACAACAGGCACAGGCCCGTATTATGTGACGTTCGTTGAAGCTACGACTGGAAATGTAGGACAGCGAGTAGATAGTACGGGATTAACATACAACGCAACTACCAATACTATCGCAGCAACCGCTTCAGTAGCTACAAGCGCATCTTTTGCAACTACTGCATCTTACGTAGCTAACGCATCTAGCTTTCCGTATACTGGATCTGCTAGAATTACTGGAAGTTTAGGAGTTACTGGAAGTTTAAGTGTAGATGGTACCATCACCACTTCTGGTATTACAACTCTACAAAACAATTTAATTGTAACAGGTTCAACAACTACTAACGGAACAATTACTATTCAAAACGGAATTTACGCAGCAAGCAAGACGACTATTGTAGATTTAGGTGAAATAGTTAACGGTAGCGGGTACTTTCAATTGCCACTAGGAGCATCTGTATCACCAGTAGCAGGAGCTATGTATTGGGACGATACTACTGGTGTACTATATGTATATCAACAATCTTCGACGACTTGGATAGCAATTAACCCTTAATTTATTATTAACTGTTGACTTTCTGGAAAAAAATCCGTATAATATAATTATATTAACAATAATACACTTTATATGTTTACAACAATTACCTTAACCATTAGTTTAATTATTAACGCAGGATTAATTTATTATCTTTTTAAACAAAATGGTGATCTTAAAGATTTAGAGATCAAATTAAAAGTTACTAGAGACTATGCAAATGAACAAGCTGAAAAGTCTTTAGCAAAAGCCCGTAAGTTTGCTCATGAGAGCAAAGATAAAATCAAAAGCGTTAAGCAAGTTATTGAAAGCGCCAAAGAGGATATTAAAGAAGAGATTAAAGATCAAGTCGCTCAAGCTCCTAAAAAGAGAAGAGGTCGTAGAAAGAAAAATACAAACAACACAAACGCATAGTAAATGGGATGCTTTGGTATTTTAGTTAAGAGCAGCTTCTTAAAAAAAGCAAGCATTGAGTTGACTCAAGCTCAAAAACTAATACTAACAGTACCCGACAGTACGCGATCTCGAGCTATCATAGCTCCAACAAGTACCCACTGGTCTTTTGATAAAAAAGTAAAACAGTCGGAGTTTCAAAGTGTCTGGAGAGCCTTTGAAATGGATAAGTTGATTTTTGCTAATAGTGACTTCTTACTGGAAGATTATATTAGCATTGTAGAGGATAATGAAGTTTCTGTTTTATGTTCCTTAGATAAAAAATTGGTAAGTCAAAGCATCAGTCACTATTACAATGTCTATGGTGATTGGTGTTATTACCAAACAAAAAAGAAAGTAGCTAACCGCTACGTCTACATTGCTCTTATGTGGAAAGCCTTTCCAACAACTCCTTTTGCATTAAATTAGCATTTCGATTAAAAAAGTCGTATAGTTATCTCTAATGAGTACTATGAAAAAGCAAATTGAAACACACACTATTGAGTGTAAGATGTGCGGCGTAGGTAAGGTTGCGCCGATTAACATTACTGGATGGACTTGCGCTGAATGCGTAGTAGAGATGTGGGATCCAGCAGATGCTCCTAAAGCTAAAAGACCAACAGGATATCCTCCAGGTTGGAAGTTTATGAAGGAGTTTGTACATGAAGATGGCTCAGTATACCACAAAGGTGAAGAGCAGCCAGCTTTGCATGGCACACTACCTCCAACCCCAATCAAAGTTAAGCAAAAGGATACACGATCCAAAGCTCAGAAAGCAGCAGAAAAGCACGATCTTTTAGTAAAGATTAATAACCTACGTAAGGAGGTTAAGAAAGAATCACGTACAACTTACCGACGTAAATTAGAAACCCAACTTAAAAAACTAGAAAAACAGTTATGAATTACACAGCAGAACAACTACTTGAGAACTTTAATGAGCTCATGTCAAAGATTGAAAACAACATCGAAGGAGATCGAGCTCAGCAATTAATTAAATTACATACAGATCACCAAGAGCGTATCATGCTTATGCCAGCAAGTGGTAACATTAATTATCACAACTGCTTTGTAGGTGGTTATGTTGATCACATTATTCGTGTAATGGATTGTGCAGTAAAGGTACATCAAGTTTGGGAAGACATGGGTGCTAAAGTTGATTATACAGTAGAGGAGTTATTATTTGCAGCTTTATGTCACGATCTAGGAAAAATTGGAACAGAAGAAGCAGAGCAATACATTCACAACCCATCAGATTGGCATAGAAAGAATTTAGGAAAACTCTACACTAATAATCCAGTTAATTCTTTTATGACTGTTCCAGATAGAAGTTTAAAGCTACTAGCTGATAGAGGTATTCGTGTATCCGATAACGAGTGGTTTGGTATCAAGCTTCATGATGGTTTATATGAAGAAGCAAACAAACCATACTACATTGGCTTTAATCCAGAGAGTGCATTACGAACAAATCTTCCATACATTTTACATCAGGCAGACCTATTAGCATCACGTGTTGAAAAAAATAAAGTGGAGCAAGATGATAATGACAGAGAGCCAGTAGTAAGGGAATCAAAAGGACGTAAAGTGCTTATGTCGGATGCATCACCAAAAGATACAGAAGCTTTGAAAAACGTATTTGACTCTTTATTTAATAACGACTAACAATGATATTAACAATAATCTTACTTTCAGTATTGGTAATTACAATGGGTTATTTGGTATACGCTCAAAATAGAAAGTATACCAAGCTCCTAGGGTATACAGAGATGTATGTACAATTTATTGGTGCAATTGCAATCCGTACGCAAGCAACTTATGATCAGATGCAAGAGATCGATCGATTAGGAGCTTTTCAAGCAGACGACGAAGTAGGTATGATTTTTAACGAACTAAATGCAAATGTTACAGACCTCAACGAATTTATTACAAGATATGTCAACACCGACACCACCGAAGAAGACCAGAGCAAGGAAAAGTAAAAAACAGTATTTCGGACCAGAGGTGGATGTTAGTATTGCTAAATACAATGCTGCTACATGCACAAATGAGAAGAGTATAATTTATCAGAAAGAGATACAGCAACCAATGGAAAAGTTGGTTGAGAACATCATTCATACTTTTAAGTTCTATTACACAGACAATGTTCCATTACATCAAGTACAGCATGAGGTTGTTTCTTTTCTAGTAGAGAAGCTTCCTAAGTTTGATCCATCAAAAGGAAGCAAAGCTTTCAGCTACTTTAGTATTGTTGCAAAGAATTATTGTATCTTAAAAAATAGAAAAAACTACAAGAAGCTTGTTGAGCATAAGCGAGTTGATGTAGATGACAACTATGAGTTAGGAGAAGAAGAGACAGAGGATAAAGTGAGTTTAGAGGAATTTTTTGATAAGTATCTCACCTACTGGGATGTGAATATCGAACGATACTATCCAAAGAAAAAAGACAGACAACTTGCTGAAGCTGTATTAGAATTATTCCGTAAGCGAGATAGAATCGAGTTGTTTAATAAGAAAGCGTTGTACGTCTACATACGAGAGATGACAGATGCTAGTACTCAGCAAATCACAAAGATTGTTAAGCAGATGAAGAACGGTTACAAGAGTATGTTGAGTGACTATCTCGAGTTAGGGTACATTCCAAAAGAAAAAACATACACACTATGATCATCTCAGTTTCAAAGGAGGAGTTAACTGGCCTTCTCTTGAAGGAGATAAAAGCGTGGGAGTCTGTAGGTGGAGGACCTAACCTACAGGCTTTTGAGTTTGATCCAAAGACAGTAGACAAAGAGATGCTGGATCAATTAGGTTACTACAAAAACAGAGAGTCGTGGATAGCGGGTGTACGTATTAAACACCTAGTTGAGTATCTAAAAGAGATACAAGCTCAACAACCTCGATAGTCAAAATTTAATCCTAACCTATTTATTGTAAAAGACGTTATGGATAAAGATCAGATACTATTTGACGATA